AAGTTACCTGTACTTACAGTTACATTACCTACATCACTTAGACTTAATCCTTTTGTTACAGTATAAGATCCATTACCGGCATTTTTATTAAAATAAAAATCTATTCCACCTGAAAATCCACCATTTGTTGTTGATCTAATCTCACCTAAATTATAAAAACCGCTTCCTGCGCCTGAAGTATGGGCTTTTTTAAATATAATTTTATCAATATCAGTTACTGAACTTGCGGTACTTTGAGAGTTTATAGTTAAGTCACCTGCAATAGATACATCACCCCCCGATGTGATGGTGAGTTTTGGTGATCCTCCCGTGTCAAAAACGTAATTATTTGCATAAAAATAAAGTTCTTTATAAGCAGAATTACCTCTATCATAAACACCTACTTGTCCTCTTTGTAGATGCGATTGCGCATTATAAGCTATTTCAACACCTACACCCGTTGTAGGTGCGGAAGTATCACCTTTTGCTCTTATATATTCAGAAAAATCAGCATTACCCCCCGATGAGATGCGCATTGCTTCGGCATTGTTAACAATCATTCTCATATAATCGGAATTATGATTATACTCAATTGATCCAATATCTACATTGGATGCGTCTCCAAATCTTAAAGATGATGCAGCAGTTGATAAAATAGTTATGCCCGATTCAGCAGCACCGTTATCAATAAATAAATCATCAGCGTTTGTTGATGGTGTTGCCGTTGATCCATTACCAATTTTTACATTACCCCCCGAGGAGATGGTGAGGGCACCAGCTGTTCCAACACTACCAATTGTACCATCATTTGGTATTACTAAGTTACCTGAAAGAGTTAATGATGTAAGTGTACCTAATGAGGTGATATTGGCTTGTGCTGCAGTTGCAATAGTCCCTGTTATTGAGTCTATATGACCCTGTGCCCAAGACTTGCTTGATGTCCCTAATTGTCCCTCACCATCAGCGTTAGGTACTATATTCTTTGTTGCCATGTTTTACTATTTAGGTGTTAAATCTCCGTTTGCATCTACATTCCAATAACCTTCTTCACCGGGTGATACTGCAGGTGTTAATTCTGTACTACTTACATCCCATGAATCACTAAAGTCATAAGCAATACTAGGTATTGGAGTTAGATCATTACCACTAATACTCCATACGTAATCCTCTACTGCTACAGCAGCAGCAGGTGGAAAAGTAGATAAACTTATTCCTAACCCCGGCATTAATATCCTAAGTAAGCGATTACACCACCATCAGCATCAGCTGTTATAGTAAAGCTGTCCCATCTTCCAAATATTGAAAGACCTTTTGCAAACACATTAGATGAATCTACTATCTGACCTCCAGATGCACCTGTTCCATTTGGTGTTGCTGTTGATCCTGCACCTTTTTCATTTGAAGCATTACCAACAGAAATTCCAGCTGTACCATTTTCTGGAGAAAGTTCACTAAAAGTTGTGTCTGCTAAAAACTGTATTGCTATTATTTTACGGTCACTTGGAGGAACTACTTGTGTAGCCGCATCTGTAAATATAGATCCATTTTGTCCAAAATCATAACCTGTTCCGAAATGTACACTCATTTTATTTTTGTTTTGTTTTTAATTGTTTAAGTCAAAACCACCTAAGTTGAAATTACCGTCAACTATACTATTACCTGTTGACTCAAAGTTTTTAGGTGGTTTGTCCTTTTTTCTTTGATCAATTAATTCAGATTGTTGAGATGCTTGTATTTTTGTTCTTTTATCTTTACGATCTTCCTTTTCTTTTTCTCTACCTCTTACACCAGATGTTTCTAATTGTTTAAGCTGTAAGTTATACTGAAACTCTAGCTGCATAAGTTCTTTCTTAGCAAAAACTTCTTGTTCCATTTTCTGAGATTCTAACTGAGCTTTTAATTGCTCAAGTTGACTGTTTATTTGAATAAGTGATTGTTGTTTTTGAACCTCTGCTTGTGCAGCCACTTGTTGTGCTTGTGCATTTGCATTAGCTTGTGCTTGTATGTTTTGTTGTGACACTGCTTGGTCTCTTTCAAATTTTTTCTTTCTCCTTATTTTAAGTAGTTGATTTGCAAGTTTAACGTTTTTGATTTGTCTTAAATCTATAGCATCTTCAAGATCAATTCCCTTTTGTGCTACAGCTACTTGTATATTATTTTCAAGCATACCTTTCTCCTCCTCATCAGGCTCTAGCTCTATAAATATACCGAAATCATGTATGTGTAAGTTTTGTAATTCATCTAATGTAGCTACATTATGAACTCCTATGCTTTGTATAAAAGCCTCTCTTGTAGGTGAATACTCTAAAACATCAGATATTCTAAGAGATAAACATTCAGCAGTTTCTGCTGTTAAGAATAAACCAGACTGAAGTATGTGCCTAGTTGCTGTATTTGAATTTGCTGCTGCAAGTTTTTGAACCCCTACCAAAGCATTCTTATCAGGTGTGCTTCCATCCCTTGCTTCATTCAATCCAGTAACATCCCTAATCATTTGCAGGTAATAGTTATATGTCTGTATTAATGTTTGCATTTTAGCACCACCATTACCACTAGCTATTTCTTGAATAGGTACTTTACCGGGATTCATATCCCCATCAGATGTCAATGACCTACCTACAATGCTACCTGTTTGAAAGAACATGTTTAGAGCCTCTTGTGGATTGTAATTAGTACCATTACCAAGATCAACCTCTGCTATTCCATCAGCATCTAGATACACTCCATCAGGAATCATTCTTGACATAACTTGCTGCAACTTCAAATGAGTCAACTGTATCATATCAGCAAAACCTGTAATTCTACCCACTAAAGATTCTATCCTACCCTTGTAAAGTCTAGGTGCAACAATAGCATAATTCATTTTAACTTTAGAACTATCGCTTTTGGGTCGCATCATGTTTGTTGCCATTTCCCATTTAAGAAGTTTTTTAGTACCAAGGATTAAAACTCCTTCATAAAGAACTTCAATGGATCTAGATACTTTTTCAAAGTTAGAGTCTAAAACTTCTACGGGAGGGTTGAAGGTGTCATCTTTAACTAATATTTTTGATGCACCTGTTGCAGTTTCTTTTATCTTGTAAACTTCATTCATGTATGTCTTGTAATTAAAATACAGGACATCTATTTGATTATTATCACTTTGATTATATAAAGCTCTGGTGTTAGGTATTGCAGTGTTATTGGGTTGTTTACTTATTTCCTCTAATTCCTCTTGACTCATATTAGGAAACTCTCTTTTGAGTTCATTAATAGGTATAGTCTTTATTTCACCTGCATAATATATATCTTCAAAATATGGGGAGTCAGTGTAGGAGTAAACTAAGTTAGCAGGGTCAACGTATTCTATCTTAATACCTTCAGATTCAGTAAAAGTATTTTTAACACAACCAATACCTATTACAGTCAGGTCATAATAAAATCTTTTCTTTACAAGCTCATATCTATTAGAATCAAACAATACATTTATAGCTTGTTCTTCTGCTATCTCTATTGCTTGCTTGTAAGTTAACTGCATGTGTAATGCAAGTTCCTCCTCTGAGTCTGGTAGCTTTTCTTCTGGAAAGTTAGCTATGTCAACTCCAAACGCTTGTTTTGTAAAAGCATTTAATTCTTTGGTTCTCATGTCAGCTAAAAGGCTTTCCATGTATTCCGTTCTTTTACTTATTCCGTAAGGATCTTGAGAGTATGCTTTTACATCATACGTTCTATCTGCAATACCATTAACAACTATGTCTACAAACTTAGGTATAATAGGTACTGGTTTCCAGTCTAAGTTTAAATAAGATAGATCACCATTAATAGATAGTTCATCTTTATATTTTTGTATTGATTGCTCTCCTCTAGCATACAACCTAAGTCTGTGAAAGCTATCAAAGTTAGACTTAAATCTATCGTTACCATAATCAGAATGATAAAACCATTCATTCTCTATAGCTTTAGCTACCTTTAAACCATAGTCAAGACTCATCTTTTCAAGATCGCTAACTACCTGACTTGGGAAATAACTTTTAATACCTGATTGAGCCATATTGTTCTTTTATTATTTTAGATGAACTTCCTTCATTGTGATATTTAGAAAAGCCAATGTTAAATTTTGTTTTCTCTCTTTTTATATTTGGTCTGTAAAGATTTCTGTTGCAAGCCATTACAGCCAAACCACTACTAATAGAAGCATCAAATTTAGTTCTGTTATTTATATCAAACCTTGACCAATCATTTAATGTTTTATTAAAATACATACTTCCATGATCTCCGTCAACAGTCATACCAACATGTTCTTGAATATACATTTCAATAGCAGCTGCATGTGCTTGTTTTATATCCTCACTAGAGTTTGGTATTCCACCAATTTCTTTTTCTGTTGTAGATAATTTATTCCATATTTTGTCAGGTCTATTCATTGAGTATCCTCTATACCCCCTTCTTTTTAAATAATAAAGAAGTCTTGGCTTGTTGTTTTCTGCAAGTATAGGC